CCTCCACAAAATGTCTATGAAGGTTGAAGCGCGCCCCCCTGGCACTGATCCTTTTAAAACCAGAGTAATTTTTGTGGTTAATGCCATAAAAACTCTGTTGGACAAGAGCGTTCTTCGCGGTGCCATGAAGAGAAATTACGGCATCGGGGCCAACGCCATTGGCACCCAATGGCTCCATGGAGGGGCTGAAGAATTCGCCAATACTATGGGTGTCCCCACCCCTGACCCAGTCCAGACCAACCAAGAGCCTACTAATCCTAGGCCCCTGCGCCGGTGGGGTTTAGCCTGGATATGTCTCGATATCTCGAAATTCGACCAGAGTGTCCTCGCTACGCTTCTCCTCCTGGTCCTTTTTCTCCCTGCCTTGTGCTACAACCGCTCAAGCGTCTGGTGGCCAGTTACCAGGTGTATTCTCCAGTGGTGCCTTGACCGCTCGGTGACAAAAATAGTGAAGTGGTTTGGATCAGGGTGGCGTGCCATTCACGGGCTCATGTTTTCGGGTGAGTTCATGACGTCGCAAGGAGACTCATACTATTTAGAGCTGTTGTTTGAGTGCTTCGACCTTTGGCTGCGGGACGAGCTGGCGAAAACGCGCTCTCCCGCTGAGATGGAGGAATTTGAGAAGTGTTTCCGTTCGTTTAAGGATTACGGAGACGACGGGGTCTTGTGTTATCCGTCTTGGGTTATAATGGAAATATGTAAGGGGACCGACCACCCTGTTATGTTGGGCGAGTATTTGCGCGAGTTCTTCTCAATGGAACTAAAAATGTCCGACACCTACGTGTGCTATGATAGATTTGACGAGGTGGGCTTTGTTACGGAGATAGACCACAATGCCATCGGCGGGCAAGAGATTTACGAGCGCGGGGTAAAATTTCTGAAGCGCTATTTTATCCGATACCAGGAAGATGGCGAGATTGTGCCCTGGCGACCGACGGAAGATTATTTTATGAAGAGTATTTGCGTTGTTAATTCCCCGCAGAACGCTGCCCGTCACGTCGTTAGGCTCCGGGCTCTTGCGTGCGACACATACGGGACAAACGAGCGTGCGTATGAACATTTGAAACGTATGGATAACTATATAGCAGGCGTCCTGGGGCATGCTCTTGAAAATGAAGTTTTCCAGATCCTAGCAGACGCGTATTCCGACTCCAACTCTTCGAACCCTTCGTACGGCTCACTTGATGATGAGCGGATAATACACAAGTTGGGGGGCAACGACGCCCTAATAACTTTGATGCACGGAATGCCTACTCGTCGAAAAATTCTTAAGCGTACCATGCGAGACGAGAGCAAATTGTGGGCAAGGCGCCAATGGGTTGAACAGCGCTTGGACATGACTGCGGAACAAATAATAAATCGGCCACGCGTAGAATAAGTACTACCACGATATTCGGTTCAATTGAGGTAGGTTAGGGGACTAATTGTTGCGGGGGTAACTGCCCTCCCGGAAATGGCAACTCCTCATGTTTTAACACTGAATAAATAAAAAAAAAAAAAAAAAAAAAACGC